TTCTAATAATAAAATCAAGGAGTTGATACCATGTCATTAAAAAACGACTTAAAAGGACTTATCACTAAACAAGGCTTTACAATGAGCCAAGTCAACGATGAATTAAACCGCAGACACGGAACAAATCTTTCTTTCCAAAATTTCAGCAACCGCATGAGAAAAGAAAGTTTCACATATAATGAAATATCAGAAATCCTAGATGTTATCGGCTATGAAATCAAGTGGGAACAAAAACTCATGTAGCAAATACTTCTTTTGCGATTTTTACTACTCTCTCGCATAGTTCCTTGCCAGCGTAATACATTGGCATTCGTGGAGATGTTCCGGTTGACGTGTGCCAATTTCCATCTAAGTCCATGTAACTCCATGAACTTTCTCCACCATGTGTTCCTCCGGGGAATGTGCCAGTTCCTACTCCCGGAGTGTTCGACTTATTCTCAGCTTTTAATCCTGCTCCGAACTCCAACATGAGCATGGGCGACACCTCGGTACTTTTCACGCCCTCCAGCGTCTGCCACTGTATCTTCCATGAAGAACACCGCCCGACATCCTGCTTGCTGTGGTGTGATTTCAGAGCCTAAGTGGATGTACTTTCCAAATCCACTACTGCCGATATGGGCTTGTGCTATCGCAATTCCCTCGGCGGTCAATCTACGGCACAATTTTTCGCATTTACGATTAAGGTCGTTCTTATACTCTCGAATCTCCTTGATTGCATTCTGAACTTCCTTTACGGAAAGTCCGAAACTGATTTTCTTTGCCATAATCCACACCTACAAAATATCCAACTGCTGAAACAGTTTTAAAATCTTTGGAGACTGAATGGCGAACCAATCAACAATCTCTTCATTCTCTGCCCATGCTCCCATGTGTCCATATGTATTAGTTGATAGACCACTTTCATAGAGAAAAGCATGAACAATCTCATGCCTTAGGTTTTTGTTATACAGCCTCTTCTTTCCTTGTTCAGTCATGTCCTTGTCATTGTTCAGTTTCACATATATTGCTCTATTCTGTGAATTGCACAATGCGTCTGCTGTTTCCTCAAAATCTGATAAATGCTCTGGGTACTTTTCTACAAATTCAACAGTGTATTCTGTTCCAAGAATATCTATTTTCATTTTCTCCATATCAGTTATTTCCTTTCGGCAATTTCTTAATTGCAATCACGATATTGTTCAAACCTCTCGCCGGATACGCCGCAACCTTATAATCAGCACTATCCGCATTGACTGTTCCGTCAGCATTGTACTGAGGTTCTCTTTCAATCCAGATACGGGTTAGAATATCAATCGGACACAACATATCCGTTGTAGAAATTGTTCTGGTGTAGTCCACATCAGAGCCAAACGGAGCGTCCTGTGAATTGCCCCTGCCAGCAGAGATGTTGGCATAAAACTCCACAGGTTCGGAATAGCCCGCCTGCGTGCCGATAACGACTGGTGTGCGTTCTCCGTCAACCTCCACATAAACAGTATCGCCGTTTTCATCACGCTCATAAATCGTGATTTCTTCGGAGTAGAGCGAATAAAATAGACGTTGCATATTTTTCTTAAGACTTCTCATAAAACCCACACTTTCTTTTTGCACTCTGCCCACCACCGCCTAATGAGTGCCGCCCTGCGGATTTCTCCACGCACAATCTTCTTCACTGTTTAACCCTGCGGCCGGGAGATATTGGATCGCCAACCTTTCTTAGATGCAGTTCGCAAATCCAATTACATCCTTATATGCCAAGAGATGGTCGGCATAACTCCTTGAAATACCGTTTTCAGAATGGCTTAACTGATTTTCTGCGCCAACCTTGGAATCAATCTCAATTGCCGCCATGGCAATCTTCGCTTTGTTCTTCTCCATATCAGCAAGTTTCTTCTCATCATTCCATGAAGACGGATAATTTCTCATGTCGCAGAATGTCTCAATTGCAAGACTGACAACCAAATCCGAGGCCTGCACACCGTATTCAGTTGTCATAGCCTTTATCTTTGCAATAAATTCATCCATCCTGCCACCTCATCACATCCTTACGCTCTTGCCGTTACTGTAGCGATTCCTGCTTTCACGGCCAGATAATCCGCATCACATTCGATAATGCAAATCTTCTTTCCTGTTGCCGCCGTAATATCAGACTTTCCGTCCCATGTGGTGTAATTTCTCACAAATGCACCGTAAACTGGGGTGCTCACATCAGTACCGACCTTATACTTATAAGTATGTCCCTCTGCAAGAGCCGGTGAAACAGTAATCTTGGTATCTCCGGTATCCGTTCCTGCCGCACTGTCAACGGTCAACTCTTCAAGTTCTCCATCTCCGCCATCATCAATCGTACCAGTACACAGCAGATATACAGAGTCCATTCGCTCATAGGATGGAAGTAATGTTTCAGACACAACTGTAGTTGTCTGCATGGTGGAGTCATAAGCAGTCATTACAACTACTGAGACTCCAGATGGAAGGATTGTAATGTCAACGTCCTGAGCCTCCATCTTGGCAAGTTCTTCCGGTGTCATACCAAACCAGGTACTCCCTAACTTTCCTTCCGGAACAAACGCAATAAATCCATCGGGAACAAAAGCCTTGGTCTCTCCGGACTCATCTTTAAATTTCTTCTTGTAGACCAAAACCTCCACGCCCGGGAAGGTATTTGAAATGAGTTGCTTTGCAACTGTAGCAGTCATCATGACATGAGCCGTAGTATTCTGGGCAAGCAGCGCTTCCTTTACGGAATCGCACGCCATAAACAGGTTAAGTTCTGCCTGAGACATAACCAGATACTTAATCGGCTCATCTGCATTTTCAATAATCTGTCGGATATCCTCAAGAGGCTTGGCTGTTTTTGTATTCGCCCAAAGTCTCGGACCTGATAATGTCTTTCTATTATTTTTTGCCCAGTTTCCATCCACATCATAATTGTACTGGTATGTAACACCATCAGAGGAAATATAGATAGACGGCCCCCCCGTCTCCGGGAACAAAAGCTGCATTCTCATACGCTCCGGCACAACATCCGCGCCATCAACCAGCGTCTTAGTGTCATTGAAAATGTTAGCAACTACATCCTTCACAAATGGAGAAGTGCAGTCATTCAGTTTTGCCAGTTCAATACGATCATGTTCTGAAATAACCATGCTTTCCCGGAAGAATGCCATTTCCTCTTTTGTGAACTTAAATCCTTTTCGGGCCCGGATTGTTGCCTTCGCATCAAAGTTGCTTGGCGCCAGAGATATCGGCAAGCCGTTTGACGTCTTAATCCATTTTAAATCAATGGATGCTTTTCTTTCATTCGGCCAGAATGCCGCACCGAGATACGGAATTGCATTACTTTTATCATTTTTCACATGAACAGCAATTGCAGCCGAATCATACACTTCGTTAATCTTAATCATTCCTTATTTTCCTCCTTATTCAAACACAATCATTGGGAGGGCTGCCTTTGCAGTATCTGCAATAGGTGTCCCATAGTGTTTTGTAATTACATCGCCTCTAACATACGCCTTTTTTAGAATTGTCGCCTGTGGCCTATCCGCATAGACATCTTCTTTCAGGATGCCAATGCAGTTTTTGTCATTCTTAATGACACCACCTGCGCCAATTGGCGCCCCTGCCTTACACACACCTTCTGTAAACGCTGTAGAATCCAGCGTAATAGGGATTGCTTCAAATCCAGGCCTTTTCAAAATCTGAACTTCATCTGCAATCACAGTTTCTTTAATTCCCATTGACTGAATAGCCATAATCTCATACCTCCTACTTATAAGCCCCAATAATGTCATTTGCTCCCTTTGCATCGGAAGCGCCTTCTTTTACCATTGTTTCAGCAAATTTCTCTGCTTCCGTTTTCTCTTCTTCTCCCATTCCGCCAGCGGATCCGGGAGTTCCTGTACCTTCAAGGACTTCTTTATCATGTTCCTTAATCGCGTTATCACGGACTTTATTCATGGCAGAGACATAGACATTGGCCCTCGCCTGCGCATCCTCAACCTTTTCAATTCCCGCAACCATTCCAGGAAGCAGGGCTTCAATATCAGCATCCTCCAGATTTGCGCCTTTGAGAATAGCCTTGGCTTCTGCCTTAAAACCATCAACCCGTAACTCTGCCACCTGCTTCTGAAGTTTTTCGTTTTCTTTCTGTGCCTTTTCCACTTCGGAAAGATTCTGGCTCTGCAAAGCATCAAGTTGCGTCTGCAATTCGTCGGCTTTATCAGCCTTTTCCTTCAACTTGTCAGCCCTCTCCTTTTCTTTCTGGGCTTCACCGTTTACCTGATTCAAATAGTTTGTAATCTGCTCCTCGGTAGGATTTTCCACTCCAAAAGAGATAAGATTGTTTTTGGCCTGTTCTCTTGTCATAAATTAATCCTTTCTCCACTACGCTTTTTTATCGCAGGTCGCTCTGCTGTGGCTGCCATTTATCGCATGACTGCTTTTTCTGTATTAAAAAAGACCGATTGCTCGGCCAATTTAATCAATATTGGTTACATTATTATCTTTTGGTTTAATGTCCGCTTCCGTACGCTTCGTCGGATTCTTAATATCCAACTACGGCTTTTCTTT